CCTTTTTTAATTGATGCAACCTATATCTAAAACCACATCTGTCACAAATCGCTAATGCTTTTTTGCCTGTAGCGTATGCCATTAAGTGCCTCTGAGATAAGGCCTAACTCTAAAAGATGCTCTGTCCTCGTCCTGCGATTCAGCCCGTAAAAATTCTTCTTCGTATATTTGTTTCAGCAAAGCAGTTTTTTCTGGAGCTTTTTTCATTGATATGTAATAAGCAAGACCAGCAGTAAAACATGGGAAAAATCTAAAAGGCAAATCCATAGTATCAGTTGAATTATCAGCATCATCCATTCTTACTATTTTATTAAATACTAAAATATCAGTAGAGTTTTCTGGAGTTGGCCATACTTTTAAAACGGGTATTACTTGTTTATCTAAAAAGAATTGATTAGGTCTCGCTTTTGTAGTTTTGTTTGGAATATTAATATATTCACTTCTACTTAATCTAGACATATTAATATCTGTTTGAGTATCATTTACAGTTCTGCGACAAACTACATCTAATACATCAATAATATTTGCATTTAGAGTGTAGTCTGATGTGCCTTCAGTTACTGTTTGAGTGCCTTGTTCTATAGTCCATTGGTTTAGACCTCTATTAGCCCATTCAGCCAACATTAAATTTACTGATCTTTTGGCAGTCCTAAGATCGTACCCTGTACGTAATTCGATACCGCATCTTTCAAACGCCTCTTCAATAAATTCGGTTACATTTGGTTCAAAATCTGTACTTCCTGAAGTTGCCATAATTAGTCCTCGTTATATAGATTATCAAACACTCTATTAACGTCTAAAGTATAGTCTAAATCAGATTTAGAATAATGTATATGTTGTGAGGGTTTGAAGTCAGGAGCGCCCTCTCCAGCTTGAAACCAGGCTGGATGCGTAACTCTTACTCTGTTATTTGGTAGTCCCACTATATTACCTGTCCAATCACCAGCGTCTAACAGCTCTAGTACGTGTGTGCTTTTGTGTTGTGCTGGATCATCTGCAATCTCGCTTTCTGAATAATCTACAGTAAAATAATATTTTGCTGGATACATTTGACCATCTATCTTTGCAAACCAAGGACATGGAGTTGCTCTGTTTATTACATACACAGAATTGTTATGTGATGAGCAATCCCAAGGCTGAGCGTCATAAACTTCCATCGGTATTGGCCATTCTTCAAAAGGAGTATCGCCAACTAAAGCTGTTATAGGCATCCGAGCCCACATAGCACCACCATGAACATTATCTTCAGGCTCGCCCTCTGCTTCGCAACCAGTAAAAATTACATGAAAGCCAAGGCATCTATTAGGCATAGTTGTAACTCCAACCGCCATAGCGTGTAAAAATTCACCATGATATTTATCGTGATTGTGGGTGTATTCTCTCCTTACCCAACATTTAAAGTAAGGAATGTTGCTGTATAAGTATGGCACTATCTACTGGCTTTTCCGCCTCTTTTATACCCTTTAACTTTACCGCCTTTTTGATAACCTTTTGATGCTTTACCGCCCTTCGCATATCCTTTTGATGCCTTGCCACCTTTAGCAAATTTTTTCATGCCTCCAGCCACATTACCTTTTGACATCATCTTTCTCATGCCCCCAGCTACATCTCCTTTTGACATTTTCTTTCTCATGCCTCCAGCTACATCGCCTTTAGACATCATTTTTCTCATGCCGCCTTTTTTGCCGCCTTTGCCATATCCTTTTGTTTTTTTAAACATAATTACACCCTAAGAAATAGTAGTTTTTTTCCTACGATTATTCATCACTTTACCACACCCTCTAGCTATAAAGCTAATTTTTTTTGGGGAGCCACCTGTGCTCATACTTACTCTTGCTTTTTTTGTATTAGCAACCACCGTCTTACCTTTTGCTCCAGCCCTTTTCTTCTTTCTAGCTGTTTTAGCTCTTTCGGCTTTAGACAAACTTCTTGCTTTAGCTGCTGGTAAACAGCGATCAGGATTTTTTTTATTTTTGCTGGTACCACATGGGCCTTTTATTGATCCATCTGTACCAATCCTGACCCAATTTTGTTTACGCCACTCTGCTAGTTGTCCCATTATCTTAGCTTATCTTTCATAATCGCGCCTTGTCCGCGTATGTTAAATACTAATCCGCCGTTTGCTTTTTTAACTCTTTTTTTCTTTTTAGAACCTTTAGCATAGTTTGGATCTTTGCAATATTTAGATGCCGCCATATTTGCATATGCGCTGGGATATGTATCAAATGTGCGTTTTGCCCAAGCTTTACCTTCTGGACAAATTTTTCCGCCGCTCTTTACTTTTTTTGCCATTATTTAATTCTACCAAATTTTTTCCTAATTGCATCTTTGCCGCGTCTAAATATTTCTGCTTGTCTAGGTTTACCACCATATTTAGACCTTTGCTCACCAACTGTTAATATTTGTATTTTTCTAGCAAAAGGTTTACTTATTCTTTTTACTTTAGCAACTGTATCTCTTGCGTCCTGCAAAGTCGCATATTTTATTGATACAGTATCTTTAGGGTTTTCGTCAGTATATAGACGACGACCGCTACCTTTTGGTTTTTTTCCTGTTCCTTTTTTGGGGTCTTTTTTTCTTGGCATCTTTTACTAATTTTTTTAAAACATTAGATTGTTTTTTGTGCATCTTAGATGCTTTGTTTAGTTGTGACGATACTTTTTTAATTTTTCTTAACATTTCCAACGTCTCCTTGCTTGTCTTAATCTAGAATTAGGATCTTTAGCAGCTTTTGGAAATTTTTTCATCTGACCTGCTGATCTAGCGCAAAAAGATTTTCTGCGCTTTGCTGCTTTACTGCCTTTCTTAACTTTGCCAGTCACAGCAGTTTTTAGTTTTGATCCTGGATTTAATTTACGATAGGCCTTGACGCCAGCCTTTGTCATGCCAGCGCCTTTTTTAGTGGGTCTAAAATTCTTTTTATTACGAGGTGGCATTTTGGTTTTTTTTCTAACCATATGCCTCTTAATCGTATTTCTTAATTAGTTCTAAGATAATTGAATATGTATCACCACTAGAATGACCTATAGTTGTAATATCAATATCGCCTGTAACACCACTACCAGCGTTATTAGGTATACCACCAAAACGATCATAATACTCATCGCCTGTGCTATCTCCAGGTAATCCTGTTATTAACACATTACTGGTAGCATCAAATTCGATATTGACACCCATACCTCTACAAGCCCAATATATCCTTAAAACAGATACTTTAGTACAAGTTTGCCCAAGACTGTTTTTAGCTAAAGCTGAAACATCAACTTTTTTAACTGCACTTTCGCCTGTTCCATCAGATACATTAGTAAATTTAAGTATGGCATTTCTATCATCATCTTGAATAGTTTGGGATGTAACTGTATCAGCCATATTTAACTCCTAATATTAAGCGTCAGCAAATGGAGTCACTATGGTTCCTGAACCTAATACTATACCTTCAATATTGTATTTGGCAGATGCCATAGCAGTACATCTGATAACAGAACCTACAAGTCCACCTTTTGTTGAACCATTAAAAGTAACTACATCATTTGATGCGCCTGATATAAATACTTTACCACTTGCGTTATCTTTACCTATATATAGACCACCAACAAACTTATCTGTACCATCGGTTAAGATGTCCATATCAGTTGCTGCTGTTTCAATGACAAAAGTAAAACTAGAGCCTAGATTATTTAATTGATTTGGGTCATCGTCGCTGCCTGGTGCAGTAGCAACAATACTTGGTAAAGTAAATTTACCATCTGCATCATTACAAAGTAATATTTTTCCTGCATGAGCATCGACAGTCAAAGTAGTATCAGCCGTTAAACTAACGACACTAGCATTACCCGATGAAATAAAACCAGATAAGGATCTAACTGGTCCTGAAAAAGTTGATTTAGCCATTTTGTCTCCTAACTAAATTTGCCACATCATCTTTGGAGTAAGTCTGCCGAGCCAGTTGATGCGACTTGTTAATCTCGGTTTAATTAATTGTATGTTAAATACTAGATCC